AGAAATAAGAATTTAATATTATTCCACCATCTAATTTGTTTTGTGTTGCTGTATATGTTGTGCCAGATTCTGTACCTGTTACGCCAACTAAAGTATCTCCTGCTGATACTTTCATGTCACGACTTGATTCTAACTCTCCATTAAATGCTTTACCACAATGGCCTTCAACCACTGTGCCACAAGTTATAGTAAATCCGTTGTGTGTAGAATTGTTAGATAGATTACCTGTACCTGAGTTTACACCATCTAAATTATGGTTATCCATGTTTGATGATGTTGTACCTGCGTTCGGTAATATGTTTGTAGATGTAGCTGTATCGTTTTCTGCAAATACACTAGTTGTTAATAACAGTAATGGTATTAACCATTTCATTTTAATATAAGTTTAAGAATTGATTTCTCACCTAAATAAATTTCTGTTTCTGCCATAGACTTTATGCACTGGTACTCTATGTGTTTTTTAGAATCACGCATGGCCACCCTCTTACCTTTCAAGCATTTTGACATCGATTCTTGTATTCTGTGTTCCTTAATCTCTCCGTTGACTATCATCAACAGTGCTATTACCATTTCAGTCATGTCCGTTACCGTTTGCTCTTACCTTATCTTTTAGTGATTCAATATCTTCTAAAACCTTTTCTTGATTTTTTTGTAAAAATTGTATGTTTACTTTATTGTGCATCATGTCTTCGATTCGTGTTTCAATCTGCTCTACACTTTTGTAAAGATCTTCTAATAAAAATAGTTGTTCCTGGTCTACAGGGACTTGTTCTGATTTTTTAAGTAAATCATTTTCAAACAACTCACGTGACGTCTCCAGTGATACCAGCCTTGCCGTCAGCTCGGTGTATGCAAACACGCCAGCTGCAACGAGTAGAATTAACGATGCTACCGTCTTCATCGGCATTTGCACAGCAGCTTCTTCAGATATGTTTAATGGTTTTTTACTCATTTCTTTTTTCTCATGTAATATTTAGAAGGTTCATAGTTCCATTTCTTACCGTGATGTCCTCTTATATCTGCATACCACATTCGCAATCTTACTATCCACTTACGTACAGGCCTAGGCATTTTTATCTAACATTTGGTTTTTTCTTTGGTAAAATTTCTATTTTAATTTCTTTATCAACTTTATTAAATTCTTTTGTCATTTTAGCTTCTTCTTTTAATCTTAACTTCTCTGCTTTTTTATCAGCTTTTTCTCTATCTGTCATACGTTTAACGTATGTATTATAATCTGGTCTTTCATGGCCATATTTAGCCCATAATGCCATAGCTTCAGCTCCAATTTTGCCGTCAATTGGGCAAACGGTTCCGGCTTGTTCCATTGCTTCAAACACACGCTCGTCCTGACAAAGAATTGCAACAGCTGCTACACGCATACCAAAGTCATTTAATATTCTAGATAGTTTTAATCTTTCACAATTTTTATCAATAAAATGTTTTCCACCGCTGACACCAAGTCCAAATGTCTGTACACCTATTGATGCACCTGTACTACACACATCTTGTGTCATAGAATTGTATGATGGTGCTGACGCTGTTGGTGGTGCTGATTTTATATTAGAATTAGATGTTGAATTAGTTGTTGTGTTAGATGATGATCCGGACTGATATGTTGTTGCTCCTCCAGTATACCCACCTTCAATACTTGTGTTGGACCCACTAACGTTGCTTTGTGAATTTGCACTATATGCTGGCTTTACACAAAAAGCTAATAAAGTCATTAAGATAATTAATACACCTGTAAAATAATAATTCATTTTGCTTATCTCCATTATTTTTCGTATACAACCTCGTTTTCCCATGTCTTGTCTTCGTCTTTATTTTTACAATTGCAATTTTCACAAGTGCATATGTCTGAATATTCATCAGTGTGTTCTTCTTTATTGCAATGGCAATCATGATTACAATAAAAACATTTAACCATTTACAAGCTCCCTGCAACCAGGACAGGTTTTTTTATAACTGTCAGGGTGTTTTTCACACACCATTCTTATTTCAGGTTCAGGTATATCTGTATACATTGCAAGATGTTCATCTACTTCTTCACATTTACAAAATCTACCAAATATTTTTTCAATCCACTTTTTAATCATTTTTCTTTTCCTCTATTTCGTAGAAAAAATTATCTGTGTCTTCTGTTTTCCATTGACCCGAATCTTCTACGTTCCATTCAGAAGTTTGTACCTTCCAATCAGGAGTATCATCTTTTACTGTAAAAGATGGTATGTCCCATATAATTCTATTGTTTGGCTGTGCCGCATAATTGCCGTTATTTAACGCAAGTATGTGTGCGCACTTATGTTCGTGCGGGATCTCAGAATGATCAGTATCGACTATATTACTCTCTGGATGTGCAAAGTCAATGGTAAATAGGTAATTGCCATGATGCCATTTTTTATCTTTACCTATATATTTACCGTGTTGACCACCTAAAATATCATAAGTAGTAATAGCAGGGTAATAACTAAAGCTATTCCAAAGTTCCAATTCATCAAGTCTTTGATGTGGAACAGACTTGGGTTCATAACCACGTTGAATAAAAGCCGTAATTGGGAGACGATAAAAGATTGCACCGTTTTCCATAATCGCATGCCATAAGATAGCGCGTCCTGTAATACAGGTAATGCCAAAGATGATACAGTCTTCAACTTCTCCATGATGTTTTTTAAGGTCATATAAATACTCCTTTTTTATTTGTGCGTATTGTACAGGAATATTAGCATTTAAGTAAGCCATAATTTATCATTTAATAGTACCCCAATTTTTACCTTTTTTGTAGTTAACTTTGTTTTTGACCTCAAGAGGGATTGCTTGTTCCATTATTTGTTTTACTACTAAAGCATCACTATCATTTTTTATTGATAGACACAACTCATCGTGTATTTGAATTTGTGGTAAAATTCCTTTTTCATATAAATTTACCATAGCTTTTTTAGTCATGTCTGCTGCACTGCCTTGAATTAATCTGTTCAATGCTTTGTATGTAAAAGCAGGTTTATAATAACGATCAAAATCTTGCATATAATTATCAGCTACATTATCTTTAAATTTTTCTAGTAGCTCAGCTTTAAATGCTGTTTCTGCATCTTGTCGTGTTAATATTGGGACAGGTTCATATTTATTAATTTTATTGTTCCATTCTCGATTCCTTGTTTCCCATTTATTAAATCTACAAAATCTATCTTCTAATGTAAATAATAATTTATGTTCTTCTGCAAATTCAATTAGATCTTGGGATAATCTTTTAACAAATGGCACTTTAGCATGGTATGCACTAAACAATGTGTTTGCTTTGTCTCGAGTAAGATTTAATTCGTGTTGTAATTTTATTTTACCCATGCCATAAAACAAACCAAGATTAATTGTTTTGGCCATGGTCCGTGATATTTGAGCCATGTCTGCAACAATCTGGTGAAAGTCTGCATCGTCTTTGTTAAACTCATTTTTTAATGTATCTGTTCCTGGTAAACCTAACTTCAACGCATAGTGCACAACTATTCTTGGTTCTTGTTGTGAGTAGTCAAACGATCCCCATACACAATTATCTTCAGGTATAAATAATTCTCTCATTTTTTTACCTATAATTCCTCTTGCAGGAATCTGTTGTAGGTTAGGATTACTCATAGAAAATCTTCCAGTAACCGTTCCACCTTGATCAGATCTAATTTGATTTATATCTGCATGTATTCTACCTTGGTATACAAATCCTAATATTCCTTCAACAAAAGTATTTTTAGCTTTGTCACATTCTCTTGCTTTTACAATCATACGTAAAAACCTATTGACGTGAGTTTTTAAATAATCTTTTGGTAATTGTGGTAATCCTGCTTTTGTTTTTTTATAATCTATTATTTGTTGATGGTCTAATAATTTTTTAATTGATGATGCTGCCCATATTTCTATTTCAACACCCGTATGTTTTTTTATAATGTTAACTAAGTTGTCTCTTCTTTTCTCTAAAAGTTTTCCAAGATTTTTAGCTTTTTGGATATCTATTTTAACTCCTTTAAATTTCATGTCAACTAAACAAGGAAATAATTTTGTTTCTAATTCAAATATTTTTCTACAACTTTTAAATTCTTTACTTCCATCTTGATTTTCTTTTGTGTATAATACTTCGTCTAATTTTTTTTCAAATAAATTCCAAAGTTTTAAAGTTAAATATACATCTTGTTCTGCATATTCTTTTACTAATGAATAAGGTAGTTTGTGCATGTTAGACATTGGATCTTTTATTCCACATTCAGATAATGATTTTTCTGCAAGATCGTATTTGTATTTTGATTCATTTAAATAATCTTTACTTATAGAATCTAAAGAATATTTCATTCTTGTTTCATCAATTACAGACGCTGCAATCATAGTATCTAATAATGGTCCTTCTAACATTTTACCTGTTGTAGATCTAATCCAACATACATCATACATTGCATTATGAAATACCTTTCGTATGTCCTTGTTTTTAAAGAGTTTTTCGTTAAGGTATTCCCATGTATCATTGACGTTTAAATTGTCTGTCATAGCGTGTGCTATGGGAAAATATAAAGTTTGTTTTTTTGTAGCTATTGCTATACCGGTTACAAAACCATCTTTTCTAACTGCACCAGATCCTTTTGTTTTAAGATTTGGATCGTATGTCTCTAAGTCAACTGCAACTGTATCTATATCTGTTAAATCTAAATCACTTAATTGTGGAACTGCACACATTATTTATAATCCCTTTCTATAATCATTTCTATAAAATGAATTGCTTTCAATAAATCTTGCTTCTTTCCTTTGTCTGCATGTCTAATAATATATTTTATAGCACATCCTTCTGGATAGAGCAACTTATTCTCTATTACAAATTTACTTGGCTGTATTTTATATTTTTGGTAGTGTGATCCTCCGATTTGTTTGTCGTATGGTTTCATCTTACTCCTAACCTTAGTTTTTTATTTGATGTTAATGTCCAGTAATCATTTATTGCTCTACTGTACGCTGTATATTTTAATCTTAATTGAGTAAAATAATCTTCTTTTCTAGTTATTGTTTCATCTACAATTACGTTATCAAACGTTAAACCTTTTACTGTGTGTATGTTTCCATACTTAACTCTAATATTTTTATTAAAATCAAAACCTTTTTTTAAAATTTTATTTATATAAATTAATCTTTCTTGTGTTGTTTTAGATGGTATTCTTATTAAATCAAATTGAGTATACTGTGTTGTTTCTGGTTTTAATAAACCTTTTTCAATTAATTGTTCTAGTGTGTAGTCTTGTTTAATCCAACTATCAAAAATTTCTTTGTTAGATTTACCTCTAACAATAACTTTACTACCCATATAATCCCAAAAATGTTTTATTTGTGTTAAACTCATAGGTTGACCTTTTACAAATTCAGTCCACATTTCATGACATCTTAATTCTTTTTTAGATACAAATGATGATTGATCTACGTGAGCAAACTCTATACCTCTTTTAATAAAAAATTCTCTACAACGATTGTCACTTGGTGCTCCTCTAAATGTAAATAAAAATGTTTGATCTGTGTTTTCTATTTTGTCTAACAATATATCTAAGTGCCCTGATCTTTCTAAGTCTGGTAAATAATAACCTTTTCCTTGTATAATTTCACCATTACGTTTTGCTGGTGTCCATATTCTATGTGATCCATATTTATTCCAAATAGGTTCTATAATATTTTTACAAAGAGTATTAACTGCTAGACTACATCTTTTACCTTCTTCTAATTCTTTGTAAGGTTTTGCTGCTAGTCTGTGAAAATAATCTGCATTAGATCCTGCGTATTCAAACAATGTTTGGTCTGCATCTCCAACTAAATAATAATGATTTTCTTTTACATTTGTTGCCATTTTTTCAATAGCTGTTCTTTGTGGAACATTACTGTCTTGACATTCATCTATAATAACTGCATCAACGTCAGGAACTTTAACATCTAGGTGATTAAATTGTTCTACCATGTCGGCATAATCACATTTATTATTATCGT